GGGCATATATATTATTACTTTGTCTAGCATATTGAAGAAAAGTTTCTTGAATTTGATTATCTAAATAAAAACTTAAAATATCTCCAACATATGATGCTTGTTCCATAAACATCATTCCAGGGGATGTTGAAGAAAAATCTGTGTACGTGTTAGGGAAATAGGTTTTAGAGTAATTAATTAATTGTTGTCTAAATTGAGTAAAATCTCTATTTAAATAATTTATATCTCTATTTATTTTTAATTTTTCCATTTTTATTTATTAAAATCTATAGTAATATTATCAATTATATTTGTATTTTTTACGGCATATTTTAAAAAGACAGAAATTGTATAATCATCTGGGTTTGATCCTACTTCTAAGCTTATTACTTCTACTTTTGGGAAAAAAACATTTAATTGATCTTGTATTTGGGATTGCAAATTAGCAACATTATCATTAGATATTTGTTCAAAAATAAAATCTCTTAATCCTCCTCCAAATGTGGGGTTCATATACCTTTCTTCTTTATTTGTTAAAAAAAAATTAATTAAATTATTTTTAACCGTGTCTTTTGTTAGATAATTTGAAGTAAACACCCCAGGTTTATTAAAAGGAATATCTATCCCCATTCCTCTATTAGGGTATAGGTCATTAGTTGGAATTTGAATAGGAGGAAGAATAGGCATTATTTACTATTTAATAAATTTGTTATTTCATTCATGCTTAATTCTCCTTCTCCTAGATTTCCATTTATAGGATCAGCTCCTTGAGGATTAAATTTAGGAACATTTCTACTAGTCATGCTTATAGCAGTTTCTCCCATTATATCAGAATATTTTTTTCTAACATCTTCTGTTGGGTTATTAAAAGAAGGGTTTGATGAAATTGTATTAGAAGTTTTATTTTCACTAATAGGTTGAACTTTAGGAGCTTTTACAGCTTCTAATAAAATTTCTTTTAATTCTTCTTGAATAGCTTCTTTAACTGCTTCTTTAATTATTTTTTTAAACTGTGTATTTTTCATATAATAATAAATATTTATTCATTTAACTTTTTACATTTTATAAATTTTGTTCATATTGTTTATCTAAATATCTTAGAGATTTAGTATAACTTTTAAATGTTTTTTGATTTCCTTTTAAAGGAATAACAGTATAAGTAATTTCAGGTTCAATCCTATATCCAGAAAATTCAAAAATTTGTTGTGATTCAGGGGGAATGGTTAAATTCTGTAATATTTTTCCTTTTTCTCCTTCATACATTGGAGGAGGGTTTGGGTTAAATTCTAATGGAACCGTTGGTTCTAATAATTCAGGTTCTAAAGGAGTTAAAGATCCTGTCATTTTTTCTTCATAATATTGAAATCTTGCTCTTTCTAATAATTTTTTATCATATAAAATTTCTGCACCTGTAATATATTCTCCAGTTTCTTCGTTTATAACAAATTGTTTTAATTCTTCAACTGAAGGGTCAGGGGGAAATTCCCATAAATTAATAATAACTATATTTTTATCATCTTGGCCTGGGCGGATTCCTCTATTTGTTTCATATGGGATATTTTTATATTTTTTTATATATTTCCCCCCTCTTTCATTTGCTTGTCCACTAAATAATCCATTATAATAAATAAATCTTGATAAAGATCTAGAACCTTCAAAATCTATTAACATCTCTCCACTTGAATATCTAACTCTACTTACTATAATACACCCATCAGTCCAACTTTCATTAGCTCCTGCGTGAATTCTAATTCCATCAAATCCACCATCAAATCCTTTAATTGTTTTAATATTCATTGCAGTAAGATCATTACCAACACGGGGTAAAACCCCAGCTTGCATGACAGGATTAGGATCTTCAGGAAATTTAGCCCAATTTTGTTGCATATTCCCTGAATCATTTGAACCATTATCAAATGTTATATTATAAGCTCCTGGATCTTTTGGGTTAATTGTGTATATTCCTTTTTCATCTACTGTTAGATCATTATCTTGGTTTATAGCTAAAGTTCCTGGAATAGCTGTTTGTTTGAATATTTTTTTAGTTCTAACAGGATCCTCAACTGTAAATGCTAATACTCGACCTTTATTCCACATAGTTCCTTGGGTCCTTCTACCAGATGCTATTTCTCTAATTAAAACTAAACCATCATATTCTTTTACAATTTTTTGAATTATATTAGGCATAAATTTTAAAGGTAAGTATGGTCCAGATAATGGTTTTTGTCTTTTAGCATATTGAGCTATTGGTGAATCAGAACCTTCATAAGGAATTCGTAAATTTATATATTCATCTTGATAATTAGCCATTTTAATCTGCTTTTAAATTATTTGTTTGAATGTAAAATACTAGTTCATCTATTAAAATTTGATCGATAGCACTAAAAGACCATTCTCCTTTTAAAACTGCTATTTTTCCTTTATTTTTAGCAACTGCTCTTTTACGTTTAAGAGGATTTTCAGTTATTTCAGTTTCTATTTCTAATGTAAACCCATTTACTTCTGGGATTATTGGGGTTTTGTTTTTAAATGTAGATTCATTAGCTAAATTATCTAAATTAATATTTAATTGTTCTAATTGAGGTAAATCTTCAGGATAACAAGATTCTAGTAAGGTATCAAGTAATTCTAAAAGCTGTAAAGCTTGAGTTAAAACAGATCTTAATATTACTAAAGATGAAAGTATCCCAGTACTTATAGCTATAGATTTTTCAATTACTATATCAGTTTTATCTTTTTGTTCTTCATTAAGAGAAGGTACAGTTAAAGGAACAAAAGGAGGTAAAGGGGTAGGATTAAATTTTAAAAATTCATATATAATTTTAAAAGCGGTAATGGCTCCTGAAGTGAATCCTAAAAATTTAGTTAGAGAATCAATTACACTCATAGTATTATTTATTATTCTAACAAAATTAGCCTTTTTTTGGATAATTTCATCTAAAATAGGTTTAGGGGGACAAAAATCTCTACCACTAACATTTTCACTAATTAAATTTAGCATCCCTGCTTGAAAAGCACTAACTGCTATATCTCTAGATTCTGGGGGGAGGTTTGGTCTATTGTAAGATTTCCCACTTCTATTTTCTCTTCTTTCTTCTCTTCTTTCTTCTCTATTTTCTCTTCTTTCTTCTCTTCTTTCTTCTCTTTCTTCTCTTCTTTCTTCTCTATTTTCTTTATATTTTTTTATTTTTTCTACTAAACCTAAAGGATCAGCTACTCCAAATTTTTCACTAACTAAATTTGATAGTACAACAATTAATCTTTTTTGTAAGTTCTTATATAAATCATCTATTCTTTTTTGAGAAAAAAATTCAGGTGTTATTTTAGAACGTGACATTTCATTTATTTCTTCTTCAGAAAGTGTTAATGATGATGCTGTAGTTGATTTAATAGGAGTTAAAACAATAGGACCTGGTGGGGTATAATTACCATTTTTATCATATAAATTAACTTTATAAGGGACAAATCCTTTCTTTTTAATTGTTAATTCAAAAGGGAGAGGGCCTATGTATTCTGGAGAAGTTGGATCTGTAGTAAATTCATTTACAGCTGTAAAAACAGGAATATTAAATTCTCCTTTATTATTAGATGTAATATCTCTAAGCGAGCCTGATCCTTGTAAGAAAAATTTATTAGGATTTGCCATTACTTAACTTTTACAAATGATGATTTAGTTGTTTCTAATTTAGGTATTATATCCGTTTTAAGCTTACTAAAAACAGTATTAGCAGCTTTTGATACTACTGGGTCAGGTGCAGGAACTCCTGCAGGCCATATTTGTAAAGTTGTTAAAGACTGAGCTAAGTTTTTTAATTCTTTACATATATCTTCTAATAAATCAACAGTAGTATCTCCTTTTAATACAGGTTCTGTTTTTACTCCAGAAGGGCCAAGTTGAATATTTACTCCATCAATATAAATATTTTTACCTTTCATATTAAGATTATTATTAGAAAATAAACCAACTGAATATAATCCATTAATTAAAACACTATCTTTTTTACTATTTATTACTACTCTATCTGAATTAAGGACTATTTGGGGTTGTGAATATATGTCTGGGTTTTCAGGTATTGGAACATTATCTGATGCATTATATGAAGATTTCCAATCTTTAGTAGTAAAATTAAAATTAGATAATTTTTGATAAGATGTTAAATATATTGAAGATAAATCTGAATTTATATTTTCAGTAGAGGTTGGATTTTTTGTTGATTGGCCATTACTTAAAATTGTAATGGGTTCAAATGGTTGAGAATCTTTAGACCAACCATTAGGGTAATTTGGGTTTGAATTTCCTAATCTTATACTATTTCCAAATCTTCCTTCATATAAAACATCCCCAGGGAGAGAGGATAGTGGTACTATATTTTTAACCTTTTCAGGATCAAAATAATCAGTATTTTGTGGTTGGGTGATTTGATTAGTAGAAACTATAGAATTAAGTGAAGGATTATTCCAAACATTTACAACTATATAATATGATAAATTACTTTTATATTCTCCATTTAGAGTATCATAAAAAACAACAACTTGTTCTCCTGCTACAGGACATGATTTAATGTTAGGAATTAAAGGAATAGCTCTAAATATCCCACTTCCTCCAACTAATGTACCTACAACTTCTCCAATTTCTTGATTTGTTACAGCATCAACTGTACCCATGTTTATATAAGATGGGGAGTGAGAACTTCCACCTCCATTTTTAGAAGAACGAGAATTAAATCTAGGTTGAGCATTAGCTAATCCTTTGACAACCCCAGTCCAACCATAGTTAGTAATCATTTTTTATCGTTTAATTTATTAATTTCTTTTAATAATTGTTGTTTTTCTTCTTCAGTCATCCCAAATCCTTCTTCTTCTGATTTATTAGTAGAAAGGGCTCTTTGGATAATTGTAGACATTTTAATTAATTGTTCATCATTTTTAATACCTAATTCCATATATTCTTTTATCAACGGAACAATTAATGTAGCATCACCTAAATCATTAATTAAAGGTTTTAATTCACCTATTAAAGCCATAATTTGGGCTTCTTTTTTCTTTTGGTTATCGTATATTTCTTTGAGAATATCAGAGAATTTTTTCTTACCAAATATATTAGAATCTAAATTACTCATATATTTACATTTTTTATAAATATAGAAGTTAATTAGAATTAAAAATCAATATATTCGTTTTCTAAATAAAATTGATAATGTTTTTTAAAAATTTTATATAAAGAACCTGCTATTTTAGTAATTTTTGGAGTTTTAGCATCAGGTACCATTTCATGTAAATAAACATATAATGCTTTTTTATTGAATATATCTATGTTTTCTCGTTTTCTAAATAATTCTAACACAGAATCTGCAATTTTTGCATCATTTTTTTTAGGGAAATACTCATATATATTTACAGTTACATGCTCAACATATTCATCCAAAAACCATGATAATTTTTCACTATATGGTGTGTCTTGTTCTGAAGAGAAAGTTTCTTCATTATTAACATCTGTAACAGGAACTTTATTTATTTTTTTCTTGTAGTTTTTTTCATTATATAATATACACCATCTTTTAACAATAGTTCCAAAATATGAAAAGGCTTTAGCACCCTTATCTGGGTTAAATAAATGAATTTTTGATAATAAAAATACAATTATTTCATGTTGTAAATGTTCTAAATTATCTACTTCAGTATGATAAAATTTAAATGTATGAATTATATTTTGGGTTAATTTGAAAAAAGCATAATGAATTTTTTCTTCATATATTTTACTTCTTTCTTCAGAACAAGTAGTATTATTATATAATATTATGGCATCTTCTGTTTCTTGGGTAAAATAATTTCTTTTGGATCTTTTTCTTGGCATTATATTTAATATTTCTTGACATTGAATTCACTTAAAATACTTTGAATCTTTTTGATTCCTTCGTATATAAAACCTACTTCGTCGTCTTTTTCAAAAATCCCTTTTGCATCTACTTCCTTTAATTTTTTATCTGAAGCTTCAATAACACGAGAGAGTCTATCTAAATATTCCATATAACTTACTAAAACATCTTCTTGTTTTTCGTTCTTTCTTAACAGATTAAAAGTCGTATATCCTAAGATTACGACTAATACTGATAGTGTACTGATTATTATTGTATAAATCATTATAAATTGTCTAACATATTCTTTAAACCATCACTTTTTATTGAACCTAAAGCTTTAACTTTAGTTGATAATTTCTTAGAACTGTTTGGTTTCGTCCCCAATGTAAAATTCTTTTTTGTGTTAGCCAAGTTTTTCTTACCTTCTTTTAATTTAGGTAACCATTCACGTTCAAATTCAATACGTGCAGCCATCAAATCAGCCTGATGTAATATAAAAGGTAAACATGTTCTTGGTTTTTGTTCTGGCATATATGCTTTAAGGTATTTTGTATTTGCTTCATCATATAAACCATCATGGGTTTGGATAGCTAACATTTCATTAAATGTATATTGAATCCCATGGGATTGAAGCATAAATAAACCTCTATCGGGAACTGAAGCAAATGGAACTTTCGAATTAAACATATAATCTTCCCCTAATTTATCTCTTCTCCATTGATCAGTCTGGGGTATATATGATTCTTCATTTTCATCACCCATTTTCCCTAGATCATGGTTAATAGCTGAAAATACTAATTCTTCAATAGTAAAAGTAGACATATCTGCTCCTTCAACTCTCCATAATTCATATTGTTTAACAGCACAACGAATTACTCTATTAACATGTTCAACATATCCACCTGGAAATGCATTATGATATTCTTTTTTATGAGCAGCAGGCATTAATATGATACGCTCTTCATATTTTTTATAGAAATCTAATAGTTTTTCTTTACGTGGTTCTGATATAAATTGATCTATATATTTAAGTAATTGTTTCCAATTTGATTGGATTTGTTCTGGGGTTAGGGTCATAACTATTTATTTTTTACCATTTATCCTCTGGACAGGATTTATTTTTCATTTTTGTTTTAATATCCATGAAACAAAAACATACTTTACATTGTCTAGTAGGGTGGAAGAATTTTTCACATTCTTCACACATCTTTATTCTCTCTTGAGCTGTGTATATTTTTCTATTATTATTATTTTCTTTTTTAAAATTAAAAAACATTTTTAAACATTTATTTGAAGTTAATAATCTTTTTTTAAATAATCAAGTTTCTTTTTGAAGAGATTGATTTGAAGCAAAATCTTGTATTTTTTTTAAAAAAGAACAAGTTTCATATTCCTCTAAGGATTCATAATATTTAATAGATCCTTTTAAACATTTAATAATATCTTTATCTTTATGTTCTTGTATAGCTGATTGCCAATCATCTGATTTTAGATCACATTCTTCAATCCAAGATAAAGCCCTAGAATACATCATCATATCCCCAGCTTCATTTATCCCTGTTAAATCAATAGGGTCTGAAGAAGTATTAAGAAATTTTTTTATTTGAGTAGTAAAATTTTTCCCATTATTAATCATTTTACAAAACATCCCTATTTTAAAATAAGGAGTTTCTCTAAAAACATCCAATGATTCATTTAATTCATCATTTTTCCCATAAGGGGATTCTCCATCA